GTGATACGGCCGCCGGGGTGTGTCCCCCTGATTGCAGGGATGACAGGGCCGCGATGGGCTGCGCCTTTTCCAGATGGGTCGTCAGTGCGGCAAAATTCGTGCGCCCCAACGCTTTAGCCCAGTCCTCCAGCGCCGGGGTTAAACGGCCATCACTCAGCGCCGCCTGCACCAGACTGTCAACCTGGCTGACTTGCGCGTGCTGGCGTTCGCTGTTCAGTTGTGCCTGAAGTTCCTGATAACCGGCAATCGGGACGTACCGGGCCGGGTCATAGGCTTTTGATGACAGGTCGGCAATCTGGGTCTTCTGGGCTTGCAGCAAGTCGAGCAGCCCTTGACTGGCCGCCGTGGCGGTGCCCTGACCGTTCGAAATTAAATCAATGGCTTTTTGCAGCTCGGCCTTGATGTCTTCCGTCGTGGCAGTAGCAGGCAAATTCAACATCCAGCGTAAATTGCTTAAGAGTTCCTTGATGAGTTCTTCATCCACGGAATGATCCTCCGGTTGTGGGGTATTCAGGGCAGCCAGTTGGGAGGCAGCGGCCAGCATCACCGCGTCCATCCCGTCCAGTGCCGGGGTGTTGGTCAGCGCCGAATGCAGTAATGCAGTCACGTGACCCTGTTGGTCATATAAAAATACGGGGGAAATAAAGCGGTATTCATTGGCAGCAATCGCGGCGCTGGCGTTGGCTGTCCACTCGACGTTGACGGCATACAGGCCTTCGCCCTCACGCCATTCCAGCGCATGATGCCAGCCGGCTGCGGGTACGGGTTTACCGTTTTTAATCGCGCGCAGGGTCTGGTGTTCGTAGTCAATCACCAGCGGGGTTGCACGTGAGGCCACTTGCTGGATCAGATGTTCCGCAATCTCGCGGGTCATCACCCAGCAAGCACAGTCTGTGGGGCGGCCATCGTTGGCACGAAACTCGCCAGCCGGAAAAAGCTGGATTTCGTTCTGGTGGTTACCCCGGATAAGCGAGGTTAAAGCAGCAAGGGTTGTTTTCATGCCCGCAGCATAGCGGGGCAATCACGACCGATGCGGTTGAGGGGGTTCAGCAGGTGACTGAATAGTGAGCGGAAAACGAAAAACAGAGGCGGAAAATTCTGGCAGGCAGTGTATCGCGCTTTGCCCTGAACCGGAACCCCATTTAAACCCCGTTTAAAAACGATTTAAACGGGAGTAACCGGTTAAAGGCAAGGATTTGTATCACAACCAGTTCAAACGCCCCCAAAGGGTGCTCAGGGTGTTTTGCTTATTCCGGTCATCAGGGCGCATCTATCAACCGTTGCAGGTAGCGTTCCAGAATAGTCTGGATCTGTCCCGCGTCGCTGTCGGTCAGTGTCAGAAACGGGCGGGCAGGCATCTGGATTTTGTAGGCTGGCAGGGTATTCCACTGGCTGTGATCCGCTTTCGCTTTGCTGGAAAAACGGCTCTGGCCATTTTTGCGCCGATAATGCGCCCGCTGGCTGCGGGCAGGCATATTAATCGTGCCGCCCTCCTGGTGAATGCGGGCGTAGATCACATTCGTACCGACCAGGGCTTCATCGTTATCACTGAATTGCTGGATACTGCCCGCCAGTCGCCCGGTGTGTTGCAGGATTTTTCCGCCCGCCCGCTTTTTGGCATAGGCCGGACTCCAGCCCAGCCAGGCAGGGCGACCCTGTTGCTTGAAATTTTCCTCGACCGCATCGGCCATCGTCGCGGCAATCTGGCGCATCATGGGGGTTCGGTCACCCAGCCCGTCCGTCAGTTGCTGCATCGCTTTCTGAAATTCTGTTAAGTCAATATCAATCCGGAACATGGAAATCCGCCTGTTGGATCACATTGTGTAATTGCCCCTCGCGCACGCTGACTATCCACCAGACTCCCGCCCGCATTGCGCCATAATACTGTGTTCCGTCTTTCGCCAGGTGCTGGCGTTCGGGCTGCTCAATAATCTGCTGGAGCGCCAGATAATCGGCCAGGTCAATGCCCTCCTTATCTGCCAACCGCTTGAGGGTCGGTGCATCGACCGTCACCGGGTCAGATTGCTGCCCGCCAGAGCGCGGACGCACGGCAACCGGATAACGCTGTAACGATGACGGTGCATCCTGTTTCAGTGCCTGTTTAAATACCCGGATAAAGTCCGGCCCGGTCAATGTCCCGCTGACATACTGACTGGCGGCGGGTTGCGGGTATCTGTCCAGTTCGGGCTGCCAGCTCACCTGACCAGGGTTAAACCCAAAGCCCGGATCGGGGGTATACACCTGGCCGGTCATGGGGTTTTCAAAGCCCATCACCGGGCGGGTTTCACCCGGTTCGCCATACTCTTGCTGCACCTCAACCCGCCGCCCTTCCGTGGATTGCACCCTCAATCCCAGCCGTTCGACATCCGCTTCGCTGCGGGTACGCACCCGGCAACGACAACGATAACCATCTGGCGGGTAGATGGATTGCCAGATGGGATCGTCATAGCGGGCGATAAAGCCGTCGAGGGCCGCATGTGAGGGGCGGATGCGGCTATCCATAATGCCCACCCGCTCCCAGTAGGGACGCTCATCGACGTTTTCCATTTGCTGCTGATAGCGTCCGGCCATATAGGCCGACTGCATATTGGTCGTAAAAATTGTATCCAGACGGCGGGGTGTCAGCCGCTTACCGTGCAGTTCGCCGGTGTCGTTATCGGCAACCAATCCTTTACCGAGCCAGCCTTTCCGTTCCAGTATCGGCAGCAGGTTGCGTTGAAAGTCGCGGAAGGTCTGCCCGGTTTCCAGTGATTTTTGTAGTTCCGCCCGGATGTCGGCCAGCACATCCAGTTTTAACACGCCTGCCACGGTAAAGGCGCGGGCCTGCGCCAGGGCTTCCACATCGTGCCAGTTAAAACCGAGGGCAAAGCCTTTACGCTGGAAATAGTCAATCGCTTCTTTCGGCGGCAGGCCAATCACATACCCCAGGTTGATTTGATTACGTGTCGGCATGGAGGCGCCCCCAGACATCGGCCACAAAAATCGCCTGCGCCAGTAACTGCTGCAAGGTGTTGTCATCCAAATCCGGGTAACTGGCCGCCACAATATTCATCGCCTCATCCACATTCTGGCCGGATTGCAGGGCGCTGACCAACGGGGACAGTAACTGGCTCATGGCCGCCCCTATCGGGTCAGAGAGCGGCGGCGCGTTATCCAGCGCAATCTGGGCAGGGTCGATATCCGCTGACTCATTAACCTGGCTTAAGACTCCCAGACCATAGCGAGAGACACCGTAGCTGAGGGGTGTGGGCAGCCCCGTATTGATACGCGGGGTTAAGGTCGGTTCATCATCCTGTGGCATCGGAATAGCGGCTTTCTTATGCACCCAGGAAACGGGAATAGATGTCACCCCTGCCTGATTCACCAGCGTGGCAACGGCGGTGGCAAACTGGGGCAGATCCACCGCTTCACGGGTATCAAACACAAAACGGGGCAGGCGGTGCGGGTTAATCTCAGTATGTCCATTCAGCGCCAATAACATCTGGATCAGGTTTTTAAACATGCCCTCTAACTGGCGGGCATCGGCGGTCATCAGGTCATGGCGTACCTCGTTATGCACATTCCCTAGCGCATGAGTGGACGATTTGCCATCTGCCTGCGTAGTCAGTGTGCCGCCCAGAATGATTTTGGATTGCGTCCGTTCGGCCCAGTTAATCATGGCCATAAACGGTTCACTGCCACCCGATGCGGCACTTTCGAACCGGATTTCACTGCCCGCCGGGATAGCGGCAACTGCCTCATGTCCCAGCCGGACCAGTGAATCCAGCAACCGGTCCCGGTCAGCATCCGAAGTGCCTGCCGCATACGTTGCGATACGGGCAGGCAGGCCGTAAATCTCTAAAAATTCCGCCAAATCGCGCAAGCTGAAGTTTTTAAACAGGTACGGCCACACCAGCACCCGGTAAATGCCACTGGTCGCAATAAACCCGCTGCGGGCATTGTGGCGATGGACCAGCCAGCCGAACGGCCACAGGGGGCTGCCATACAGCCCGTTATTGTCCCGCAGACGGATCTCATCCCGCTGCTCTGGCAGGGTACGGAACCAATAATGGGGACGCAAGTGGTGCCGCTTCGGCAGCCAGACTTTTTCGATGCGCGCCCATTCAATCTCCTGGCAACTAAACCCATGCCCGACCGCTTCCATCCCGTTCAGGATAATATCTTCAATCTCCGGCATCGCATCGAACCATTCCTGTACCTGTGCCGTGATGGCCTGCTCCTGTGCCGTCGCCCGTTTGGGCGGTTCAATCGACCAGTCAAGGGTCAGCAACGCATTCTTACGTTTCTCCATTTCCGCAAAAATATGGCCGTCGCGCTCCAGCATGTCACCGAACAGGCTGGCCTGTGCACTCAGGTCGCCCAGTTCAGCCAGTTGCAGGATACGCGGCAGCTTGCGGATGGTGAGTCCCCGTGACGGGTGATCAGGGTAAATGCGCTGCATTTGGGCGATTTTCACCGTCTGGGGGGTTTTCAGGGCTTCCCGCTGAAGGGGGTTACCGTAGAGATCAACAATTGGCATAGCATTTCATTCCTCAGTGCGACAGCACAATGCCCATCACCAGCGTGACGGCAATCCACAAACCCACAAATATCAGATAGGTCATCACTCGATTCACTTTCTCTTGTTCCTTATTACCATGCGCCCGACCCGAAACGCTGTCCGCCGTCACGCCGGGCACGGGTATAAATTTCGGTACTGCCTGCCCGGGATACCGCCAGTGACCACAACATATGCAGGGCATCGGGGCCATCGTCGTGATCCGCTTTCGGAAAATGACGTAACTGGTCAATCAGGGTGTGCTGGGTGGGGTGCAAACGGATCAGCCCGTTCGCCATATGCGGCTGTAACGACTCGATACGTAAGATTTTGTCGGTGGACGGCATCACTGGCACCGCAGGCACCGGGATACCCTGTTGTGCCGACCGCTTCACCAGCTCGGTGCGCAAAAACTCCTGAAACTGGACGGACTCTATCGCCCACGTCAGACAGCCGTACTGGCGCTGATACTGGATAATGTCGGCAATAATTTTATCGGGCAGGCGGCGGCGGATATCAGCCTCCACCACATCCAGAATGCCGGTCATGCGGTTAAAGCCGCCGACCAGAATGGCGGACGGGTCACGATGCTTGCTCATCTTACCGAGGCTCGGGTCACACACGCCGTAATACAGCCAGTCAGATAAATGATTCGACCAGAAGGTGATGCTGTTGGCGAAAATCGCATCTTCCCCACTGACCGGATCATTCTGGTATTCCGAGTCAAAGGTGCCATGCCCGTCACGTACCCGGATACGCATCAGCGCCAGCAGGGGACGCGCCGCCCAAGAGACAATTGCCCCTTCCAATAAAGCGGCTTCATGCTCGTGATAGAAACGGTCAGCTTCATCCAGTTGCTTATTGTTGACCAGCCCTTCCCATTGATCCCACAGCGCCATATTGGCCGGCCACTGGATAATGGCTTTGAAGCGGGCACTGCGCCACATGGGGTTATTCAGGGTACGGGACAACACGGAATCGTAATGCAGTATCGTACCGATATAGACAATATCGGTTTTGCCACCGGCTTCACCGAGCGGCATCACGGTTTTGGTCAGCCAGTTATGCAGCTTGTCGCGTTGTTCCGGGTTGCGCACCGCCTCATCATTTTCGATATCATCCAGCACCACCAGATCCGGGCGGTACGGGCCGTGGCGCAGACCGCGTAACTTCTTGCCGGAGCCTGCCACCGTCACCTTGATATTGTTACGGGTGACAATGGTGCCCATCTGCCAGGTGCGCCCCTGGCCACAAATATCCGGGTAGTCATTACGCAGGCGCGGGTTG